TCACCGTTTCGCGAGGGCTCGTGGTCGACGACGCCATCGGGGCAGCTTTACACGCTCGTGGGCGACTTCGTGATGAAGTACTGGAGCCACAATACCGCGCTCGATGCCGGTGGCAACTTCATGGGTCGTGATGATGCGGGGCCGTGTGCGCTGATCACCTACAGCGAGGGCTTGGGAACCAATGCACCCATCTACGCGATGTGGAGTTGCCCTACCGGCGCTAGCGGAACCGTTCCCGGCACCTTTACGCAGGTGTTCAGCATCGATTTGGGGACGGCGGTCATGACGCTCAGCAATGCCACGCTGTTGACGACCAATGTGGCGCTCACCAATGCAGCGGCGGCACAGACCGCAACGCTCACGAATGGGCCGCTTGCGGGCAATCCCACGAAGTGGATTCAGATTAACGACAACGGGACCACGCGCTCAATACCTGCGTGGTGACGGTCGATTGATTCCCCCTACCTGGGCGCCATGTGCGCCCTTTTTTATGGGCCGTGACAGCCGGTTGCTGTAGTCAATGGAGCGAAAAAGATGGCACAAGTACTGACGAGTGAGGGTTTGGCGGAGTTTCACGCAACGGGGAAGATTCCTGAGTTCGTGAAGCCGGTAGAGGATCAGCCTAAGCCTGCGGAGGTGAAGGCCGATCCGAAAGTTGAGCCCTCAGTCGTGAGTGATAAGGTCGAAGCGGCGATTGAAGCCGAGGATGACCAAGGTTTGACAGCGGTCGAGAGGACCGAGTTTAACGAGAAGATGCGTCGCAAGATCGGGGCTAAGCACCGAGCGATGCGCGAGGCCGAGGAGTTCGCTGAGGAGAATTACAGGGAACGACGGGCGGCAGAGAAGCGGGCAGATGATTTGGCGGCTGAAATAGCCGCGATGAAGTCCACAGCGGCCCCTACACCTGAGGATAAAGAACCCTCACGTGCGGACTTCGCAAGCGATGCCGAGTATTGGGATGCAAAGATCGATTGGAAAGCAGCGCAAGCGGTCAAGAAGGATCGAGCGGCGCGTGCGGAAGAGATCAGAGCCGCGGAAGCGCAAAAGATGGAAGCCGAGCGCATTGCTCGGAACAAAGCTTTTGCCGCAGTAACTCCCGACTACGAAGAGACCGTTGCCGCCTTGAGCGATGAGGACCTGATGGTCCCGCCGCACATGTCGCAGTACCTCTACGAGTCGGATATGAGTCCGCAGCTGATGTATCACTTCGCCAAGAACCCTGAGGTATTCCGAGACATCGCCAAACTGTCACCCATCAAGGCTGTTGCCGCGATGGGCAAGCTCGAAAGCAAGTTGGAGGCGAAAGCACCGGCTGTGGAGCCGGGCAAAACCCCAACCTCTCTATCGCGAGCGCCGGCCCCTATTCAGGCCTTGCAAGACTCAGCGACACCCGTTCAAAAAGACCCATCCAAGATGAGTTTCGACGAACTGCGCGCGTACAACCGCGAGCAACGCATGAGGAAATCTCGGCACTAACAGTTTCTGGCGCTCCTGTAATCACTTCAGGAGTAATTTCACTTGCCTAACTCACTCATCACGACCAGCTTCCTCACCAATGAGGCCCTGGACGTACTCGAAAACAACCTGGTCTTTGCGCGCAGCGTCAACCGCTCCTATGCGGATGAATTTGGGCAAAAGGACTTCAAGATCGGCGCAACCGTCAACGTCCGCCGGCCCGCCCGCTACGTAGGTACGTTTGGTCCCGCCCTCAACATCGAGGACACCAACCAGACCTATTTGCCGGTCAGCATCAACTACCAACTGCACGTCGATGCGCAGTTCACCACGGCCGACATGGCATTGCAGATGGGCGTCTTCAGCCCGAACGTGCTCACCCCGGCGATGGCGGCTCTCTACAACCGCATCGATTCGGACGGCCTGTACTTCGCCTACCAAAACACCGCGCTCTCGGGCGGCACGTTGGGTAGCCCGGTCAGCAGCTACAAGACGTTCTCGGACGCTCGTGCCGTGCTCGCCTATGAAGGTGCGCCGAAGGGCAAGCGACCGGATGCGATCATCGATCCGCTGACCAATTCGAGCATGGCCGACAGCTTGAAGGGTCTGTTCAACCCGCAAGAGGCGTTGGGCGAAGCCTATCGAATGGGCATGATCGCGAAGAATACCGCGGGCTCCGATTGGTATGAAGATCAGAACGTGCCGATCTTCACCTCCGGTGCAGCCGGCGGATCACCGGTATTGGCCGGCGTCACTCCAGCGGCCGCAGGCTCAGGCTTGCTCACCACCGGTTGGGCGCAGACGGGCGTGTTCAACACCTCCGGCTGGACGGCCTCAGCGAATCCGCGTGTCACCGTGGGCGATGTGTTGCAGGTGGCCGGTCTCTTCCCGGTCAATCCGCAGAACCGCGGCCAGTACGGTCGTACGGCGAAGCAATTCGTCGTGTTGGCACCCTTCGGCTATGCGCTGATGTCCGGTGCTGCGGCGCCGGGTGGCCCGCAGTTCGCTCCGGGCACGCTCGCCAACGGCACCTTCAATGCCGCGACGGGTGTGTACAGCTCGACCTCGGGCGGATTGCTCTCGATCACGGTGGGTGAGGTTGCTATCACGGGCGGGCAGTTCCAGAACTGCGTCGCAACGGCAGCGTTCACCGGCACCCCGGCGATCACGGTCAACAACGGCGCAGCTGCGGCCTCTCAAGGCACGCAGAACATCCTCATGCACAAGGATGCGTTCGCGTTGGCGTTCGTCGATCTGCCGCTGCCTCGGGGCGTGCAGGAAGCCGCGCGGGCAAGTTCGAAGGATGTCGGCATGTCATTGCGGATCGTGACTCAGTACACGATCAACAATGACGCGCTGCCGACTCGCATCGACTGTGCCTACGGCTACTCGAGCATGTACCGCCAGCAAGCCTACCGCGCCCACGGCTAATCCGTCACCACTGATCAAGGGCCCATCGGGGCCCTTTTTCTCAAGGAGTTTTTTCAATGGCATTTCCTGTAACCCCCAACATCGACGGCACCAATCCGGGGCCGGCGTCCATGTCCACCGTCAACACGCAGTCACCGTACTCGACTCTGCAATTCACGCAGACGATCGCGGTTACCCTCACTCCCGTTGCCACTGCGACCATTACCGTTGCCGAACAATCGTTCGGTGCGAATGGTGTGTCGTTCGTGTCAGCGGCAACCGGCATCCGGGCGGGCGACATCATCACGGCGGTCTCTCCGCCGTCGACCGTCGCAGGCATTGGCATCTCGCAGTATCGCGTCGATGCAGCGGTGAACGATAAGTTCTACATCAGCTTCGCCAATCCGACCGCTGGGTCGCTGACGATGCCATCAGGTGTTTACCTGATTACCGTCGCTCGCTACAACCTGTCGAACGCCTCCGTCCTTCCGACGGCTCTCGTTCCGCAGTAACAGAAATGGGGGCTTTTTAGCCCCCTTTCTTTTCACAAGGAGTTTCCATGCCAAGTCCGTCGACTTTGGCTCGCGGCAATATTTTGCTCGCGGGCATTTATGGATTGACGATCTCACCCGCCTCGGTGGCGGCCAATACTACGGCCGAACAGGCCTTCACCCTCACCGGAGTACTGGTGGGCGATGTTGTTTCAGTGACCAAGCCGACACTGCAAGCGGGCTTAGGCATCGTCAATTCGCGCGTCAGTGCGGCCAATACGATTGCTATCACCTATGCCAATACCACGGCCTCTCCGATCGTGCCGACCGCAAGCGAGTTGTACTCGGTCGAACTGAACCGGCCCGAAAACCTGACGCTGCCCACCGCGGTCACCTGATATGGAGACCCGCGCCTTCGCACCGCTCTACGGGCCAACCTCCGGGACCGGGACCGGAACCGGTACGCTCTTTCCGAGCGTCACCGTCACACCCACGACCTCGGCAGTCCCAAGCGGCCAGCTACCCGGTCCTGCCAACAACAACACCGTCGCGCAGATCCAGATCGCCAATACGACGACCAGTTGGGCCTACGTCAACTTCGGCCAGTTTGGCAATGTCACGGCAGCCACGGTGGCCGCTGGATATCCCGTCGCACCGGGGGCAGTCGTGGTGGTGAGCGTAGTGCCGGAAGTGTCGGGCGCGAGCATCATTTTGGGCGCGTCGACGACCGGTGGAACGACCGTCATTCTCACGCGCGGTGAGGGGCTGTAATGCTCAAGAGCATCAGTGGCGGCGGGACCTCCTCAAGCGGTGCGCCAGTCCCCAACGCGCAGACCTTCGCCCCAGGCTCCGGCACCTGGACCAAACCCACGGGCGCCTTCACGACTGCGACCATCTACGGCAATGGCGCGGGTGGCGGTGGTGGTGGTGGCATGCTCTCGACCGCCGCGACCGCTTGTTCCGGTGGAGCTGCGGGCGGTGGCGGTGATTCGTATGTGATCACCATTCCCTTTGCCACGCTGAATGCGACTGAGAATTACGTTGTCGGTGCGGCGGGAACCGCAGGCGCGGCGGGCTCGGTCGCGGGAACGACCGCAGGGAACGGCGGGCAGGGCGGCAAT